CTCGTTTAATTTTCTTCGTTTGCGATTTACCATTACGAACAATAGTCGTTCGTATTCGTATAGATATATATGTACCACGCCCGCGACAGGCATCTAATGGACTTGCCGCGATTGGGGCGATCCTATCAACCTCCATCCCTACTTTATCTTTCTGTTTCCAAAAAATGCTTGGACATTTTCTTCGGGACCATTACACATTATTTTAGCGGCGATTGTTCTTACGTCTGTTATTACGGCTCTTACGCGAATTTTTGCGATTACGGCGCGAACGGCGACCGCCACCCATTGCGGCATTCGCAGGAGCAGCAGCAGCCGTACCTGTAGCAACATTCACAGCAACATTTGCTGCCTGTGCAGCATTCGCGGCTGCGACATTCGCAGACGCTGCTTTATTCACCGCGGCGGCGGCTGCGGCATTCGCGTTAGCGGCACGGCGCGCAGCATTCGCTGCCGCATTGACTGCTGTCGCATTGACTGCTGTCGCATTGACTGCTGTCGCGTTCGCCATAGGCGCACCACCGAGTGCTGGCGCGACTGCGCTGTTAGATGCGCTGCGAAACGCATTCGGTACCATACTCGCATTCGGTGATTTCGGAGCAGTGGCACCACCAAGACCAATCATATTCAAAAAACTATTCATTCTATCTACTTGGGTGAGGTATTATTGCTGTAAGGTATGAAAGAATTCACGAAGACGTTTGCTCGCTGGACAATCTGAGGATAGCGTAAGAATTTCCGCAGAAAGTTCGTGTGGATGTTCGTATTGATTTGGGCAACCCACAGACCCACAAAATTCGTTACGCCATTCGGTAGGTAACGGAACAAACGCACTGCGCTCTATATCCCAAATACGAACGGGCGCATCACGTAATGTGCGCGTCGGACCGTAGGTCGGGAAAAATAACCAACGACCGCGCCAAAGGGCGTAGGGATGCGCAGCGGTATCTGGGTTCGGTCTTAGTGAGTGCGAGTCCGGGATTCTTATCGGTGGTACAGCGAAGAGTTCATAACCCCATGCATCCTTATAAAAGGATAACCAAACATCGGGGCGACGTTTCTGTGATAAATGAACACGCTCGTGGCGTAGAATTTCTTCACGCCGCCCAGAATTCCAAACATCCTCCGTCATTCGTATAGTATTCGCGTCGGTCGTATGTGGTAATCCTTCTGAGCATCCCGCAGTAACTATTTCTACGAGCCCGTCCTCTGTCGTCTCAGTACGAAGAACGTTACACGACGATGTAGGAAACACAGCAAACCGAACAATACAAAACAGTATCAACCCAAGAATGCATCCGTAGAAAAGAACACGCCACGTCATTCTTTTATTCTTTGTTTCGGTTTCGGAATACGTACTTTCCATAGTACAGGTTCATGATCGCTCCACGGGACCGGAATAACTTTACATGATTCAAGAAGCGGTCCATTGCGTTCAATATCACAATAGCCACAACCGGGGTCCGCGTATTGTAAAGGAATCCACGCAAGATGGTCTAAATCTTCACCCGTTTCCGTAAATGTATGTTTTTTCGTTTGATTACAATTTGCGACGCGTAAAAACCGTATATAAGGATGTGGACTCACCTCACAATTCAAATCACCTGTTATAAGCACAGGATATGAAGAACCTTTTACAAATTGTAAAATCTGCGCAAATTGCTGTTTTCGTATTGTTGTAATAATATCATCACCGAACCACCAACTTACAATAGTATTACTTTGTGTATGTGTATTGATAATCGTTATATGCGAACCTAGTGTATCCCGCAGTGTGAGCGAAAAAAAACCTTTATTCGCAAACGATTCTACGTTATGATAGTACATATATGGACAAAAACAGGACGATACGATACGAAATTCGGACTCCAGTACAGCTGTCAGCAACCCACTCGATAACCACGTAACCGACGTATCGTTTGGCGTCGCTACAGCATAACCGTAACGCGTTAATTGTTCGCAATACAAAGACCGCGTTGAATCTACAAAAATCTCTTGTAAGCATACAATTGTGGGTTTGACAGTTTTCAACCAACCAATAATATCATTGGCTGTATTACGCGACCACGGAAGTCCGTGGGTATTGTAGGTCATAATTTCCGCAGCTATCATTCCTATAGCATTGTATGATTACTGCCTCCACTGTTTTCCGCAATTCAAGCAGCGAATAAATTGTGTCATCGGCTCATCTGCTGAACGTGTCTGCATCTCATAGTATGTACATTGACGCTTACCACAACGCGAACAACGGAACATATCGGTCGCTGCGCTTTTATCAACTTCCAACATCTTCGCTTCACGTTTCGTTGCTTGCTCAATAAGTGTTCCCCAATTCTCGGGAAATAATTCAGCATACGTCATAAAAGGAATATCGTGTGGAAGAAACTCGCCTTCTTTTAGGCGTTCAACAAGACGGTGATTTCCTACATAGGATTTCGTATCAATATTACTAATCGTTCGGCGTGCTGCTATATCATAGAGCGCTTGGAATTCTGGATTTTCCCATACACAATGAACCTGTCGCCTCCGCCCTTCTTCCAAACTGAAATTGAAGATTCCACGCTCTAAGTCTTTACGTTGTTCCTCGTTCAAGAATGTAAAACGTTTATCAATGACGTTTTTGATAGCGTTACGAACTGCGGACATTTGGTATGCTTTATACAAAAAGAGAAGGTTTGTTTCATTTTTTATCGCGCTACCGTCTCTGCGCCTGCTCCTGCTCCTGCTCCTGCACATGTACGAATCAATGAATACGCTTCCGGTGTGAGTTCTTCAAATGTATAGAAATTTTGTAGTTTTTTCGCGCCACGTTTGACTTTTATAGCTTTGATTGGAGCAACGACCTCATCCGCATCATCGTCGGCATCAGCAGCATCAGCAGCATCAACAGGAGCATCAGCATCCGCTGCGTCTTCCTCAACCACTACTTCCTCCTCCTCTTCAACCTCTTCGTCCTCATCCTCATCGTCTTCGGAATCTTCGGAACCCAGATCTTCAAAACCACCGAACGCTTCATTATAGAATTTCTCAAATTCATTGGTTCCAAAGGATACAACTGTACCACCTTTCATAGCGAATACAACCGCGTCGCCAAACAGTAGGTTTTTATCAAGAGGCGGTGGGAGTTCGTGTTTATTCTCTGAACCCGCTTTACCGGATTTGTATGCAAATAGATATACAATATGCCCATTCCATTTCCACGTTCCAATAAATTCGGGTGCTGCTATACGACGAAGAATTGCGCCAAGCATTTCGCCGGTTGGGACGGCTGCGTGGTGCGGCGTAATCAACGCATTCCGTGTTGTACCTTTAGTTTGTAAAACGACACACCACATTGTTCTACATTTCATACATTGCCTGAATTTGTATTCATTTTTTATCACTTGCAGTCGCAGTCGCAGTCGCAGTCGCAGTCGCAGTCGCAGTCGCAGTCGCCGCCTAAATAAAACAACCAATAAAGATTGTAAGATGTACAGGTTAACGATTGGCGGCGATATGCCAAAACGACTCCTGGATTCTGTGAATAAATCCGTTGTAAAGTCTGTTACGCGTCGTACATATCGTTGGGGTGCATTGTGGGGAGTATTACGAATTGATACAGACGAATGGTTGGTTGAAACACGCACGCAAGTGTTCAGTGATGACTGTAATATTTTAATGGAATCTATTGATACAGAACCTGATTCATTACCACCACCGATAGTGGATGATGTATGGAGTGATGAAGTCCATCCGATGCCTTACGGGTATTGCGGCAATGTCTGTGAAATTATAGGTACTTGGAAATATATTCAGGGTGTATGTGAAGATTTAGCGATTCGTATGCCTACAGGTCTTCTCAAATGTATGGGCGACCAACCAGTACGTGGTCGTTCGCCACAACGAATGATTCGGAATACATTTACAGCAACCGTTGCACAAACAAATACAAGGAAACCAGCGTATGGTCAAAAAACGAACAATAACCGAAAACCCCAAGCACACAATAAAAGGGATATTCCTCCCTTTCAATTAAAGCCGACCACAAATAAAACAATAATTACAAAGTAAAGATGACAAGTGAAAAACCAAAAGAAGAACGTGTGAAAGAGGTTGTGACAATTCTGAATAAATTCAAAACCCTAGATATTCCTCTGGATTCACCTGAAGTCGGGGAGTTGCGCGCGCATTTAAATGCGTATGTAAGCGACGGAACGATATGGAGTGGAACAATATCGTTTCGGCGGTTTGGTCGTATGGCAGATGTAGTTATACCTAAGCGTGCGGATAAACCCTTAGAAATAACGTTGCGAAAATCGCGTTTATAGTCCAGCGAGCAGAGCAAGGAAAATTATACGCAGCAGCAATTCAAACAACAGGAAAATAAGCATACACGAATCGAATAAACTCAATCCGCATATGCTATATAATACATGAAACGAATATGTAAGTGTAAAAATGAGCGGTACTTGCGTTCGCTCATTTCCGTAACGTAGTACAATATATATGAGAGAGAATCTTGGTAGTAAAAAGAGCATAGATAGTGTTATACATTTCAAACACGCACGCTTTAATTGGAGAATAACATACCTCCGCGTCCTCCAAAAACCTTAAAAACATTCCATATCGTCGTATAGATATATAGATTCATATTCGGTGGAGCAATACCACCACGCCCGCGATTCAATGTTAAGAAAAGTTCTTTACGCGGTATTTTATCCCAATTTGCCGCACCCGTTGCTCCGTATTTCAACCGTTCGTCACGTTGCCCGAAATTGTAAGCATAAATATAGCGATTACGAATCGCTGTTTTTTCGTAGTAGAGCGCAGGAATGACTGAACGGAAGAAGGAACCGCCTTCGTGAATATAGCGTTCATACGAATTGTAGAGAAGCGTTGCGCCGTGGAGCGGTTCCGAATACGCGTTTTGAAACGCAGGAACAACTGCCCAGTGTGTATCCTCGGATGGTTCTAATTGTGCATCAGACCACCAGGGAATATTACATATATTTTTCGTCATAGCGGGCGCTAAATCCCGTGTAAAAAGAAACCACGCATTGTATAGTTCAGCTTCAGGACGTTGTAATACCCAATGTATCTCTTTTGTCGGATTGGTATAGGGTATTACAATACGTGCCTCCGTTTGCCCTAGACTCTGTTCAACAGGAACCGCATAATGTTGTTCAACATGATAGGTTAATTCAGCACTCCGAAAGCGTAGGGCTTCAAATTCTTCTAAAGAAATATATTCAATAAGTGCGTAGGCATCCTGGGGTGTAAATCGCGATGGAAATTGTCGATAAGGGATAAGTTCGCCGGATACACCGATAGTGGGAATTGTCGCATTCATGGAATACACCCTGCCCGTTGCCTGTGCATTTTGTCGCCAAAAGCGACCCTCGATAATAGACCACATAGTACCATTCTCGCTATCAACACCAGGACGATATCCCACGGTTCTTGAATCAACGCGTGCATCCGTATAAAAAAGTTGCGTAATTGGACGAAATGTCACGTGAATACGAACACGGTCTGAACGAAGAGCATCAATCGGCAATGCGTGGCTGTAAATACCGGGTCTAGAAAACCAAAACGGTATTGGTACATAGACAGTTGTATTCGTAGATAGAAATGTTTGAGATGTAAATCCGTTCGGCGCTCGTTTTATCATTGCGTCTTTTGCGATAGAGGATTCCAGAGTTTCATACAATTCATCTAATATTTCAAGTTGCTGACCCGTGAGTGATTCAACAATTGCGCCTCCAATCTCAAGGTCAATTTGTTGAATAAGAGCGTGTCCGAGACTATTCGTCCATCCGTAAAGCGGACCGAGGAAGTTACCACGATTCTGTAAATCTGTACCACTTGCATCGCGAATCGCGGCGAGTTGCGTCGTTAAAATATCGGGCATTGTAACGACGATATTGAATCCAGAAACGAGTTCAGCAAGAGGAGGAATTGTAAGAGATACACGTTGTCCAAATTCCGCTGAACCGTCAAATTCAATACGATTCCATTGTGCTGACCAACGTGTCGTTTTTTGGTAGACTTTTAGAAATTGTGCGATATCTGGGTTTCCTTTGGTTGGTTGTAATCGGGTATCTTGAATACCGGAACTTACAATCGTTAGATTTGTCGCGGGTGTAGCCGCCATTCCTTGCTAATTGAGTATAGTTTTGTAGGCGTTTTTTGACTTACTTCGTCTGCTTTAACGAAAGGAGATATATCCTTTCGCGCGATTACGAAGTGCGCAGCGCTTCGAAGCCCTGGCTCCTCACGTACAGTTCGTGTGGGTTCACGGCTATGGAGTCACGAAAGAGGAACAGAATTTCATTTTATGTACATTGTCAGAGCCGAAATTAGCGAAACTTCGAATAATAGCAAAGGAAACTAAGCCTGAACGATTGAGTCTTCGTATGACGGTTCGCGTTTATTTATAAATAAAGGAGTCTGAAAGAGTAGAAGGATGAATACAGTATTAATTGTGGAACCGCGGTGTATGGGAGCGCTTAGCACTGTAATAGAACAATGCCACAATCATTTGGGAAATACGTGGAGATATGTGTTTTATTGCGGAAGGAATTCAGTGGACTGGTGGCGTGACCGTTTGGATGCGTCTATAGAACTGTGCCCGCTCCTAACAGATAACTTTTCCTCTACAGAGCAATATAATGATTTTATGAAATCTCCCCGGTTGTGGAAAGACTTAACCGGTGAATTTGTATTAACACTCCAAGCAGATTGTTGGATTCTTAATCAACCACCGTATACGATTGATTACTTTGTAAAGTTGAATAAAAGTTTTGTAGGTGGAAACATGAATTATTATTGGCAAGAATTACAACGTGAAGGTATTCATTTACCCATTAAAAACTTTAATGGCGGGTTATCTCTTCGCAAACGTCTAGATTTAATACGCATCACGAACGCGTTTCCACCGAAAATGACCTTGAAACCTGAACACTCGATGGATTTCACACAAGACGCTGAGGATGTGTACTTTACGATTGGATGTTTGAAATTAGGGCTTCCTGTCGGTGACGATGAGCCATCTAGTCATTTTGCGATTCACTGTATTTTTCATGATGAGGCGTTTGGAATACATAATCCGTGTCGCCCAGAAACAATTGCGACAATAAACTTACGATATCCTGAATTAAAACGTCTCAATCCTTCACTAAAACTTTCCCCATAAAAAAATGAACCTTCCTATAAATTCTTAAACCGCAACCATACAATACACAAATGGGTATCCGTGGTCTCACTGGTTGGATACAATGGGCGGCACCCACTACAATTAAAGGGGATATCTCCCCCTTTCGCGCGATTACGAAGTTCGCAGCGCTACGCAGTGCCACTACGCAGTGCCACTACGCAGTGCCAAAGGAATCCATTAATACAGATTTGTATCATTGACATATTGTAAACAAGAATTAAATTTCTGTTTATAATACTAATTTATTGGTATTTCATATAGTAATAATTGGAGCTATCCAACCTTAACTACAATTACAAGAAATACCGATTGGGAACATTGGAAAGGCAAGACTAAAGGGGGATATCTCCCCCTTTCGTAACCCCCCTCCCATGAAATCTATGAATATAGATTAGTATCATTCACATAATATAAACATAAATTACATTTCTGTGTATGATACTAATTAATCGTATATTATTAATTGGAGCTATCCAACCCTAATCCAAACCTAATTATGGTTTATTTATTTTTGTCGCATGCGCTTTTGCGGCGTCCGCTTTTTTCGCCTGCGCTATCGCGGTTTGTTTTGTTTTTATATACGCTTTTTTAGCTTCGCTCGTCCATTTATATGCATTTTCCGCACGTCCATAAATTTCTTTTGCTTGCGAATCAATAGTTTTATCAGTAGCTTCCTTTTCTATTTTTTCGGCTAATTTAGTAATTTGTTTAATAGTATATAAGCTTCTATCAAAATCATCTGTAACTTTATCCTTTGCCATTTTACTCACAGCAAAATGCTCGGACGATCCCATGAAATAGTGCCATACGGCTTTATGTGTAATGTGGTAAATTAACGCAAATAGAATACCATGGACGAGCGCAACAACCCATTTAGAACCCTTAGACGGAAAAGTGACAAAAATTCCGGGAGTTAGGAATACAAAAAGCAGAGCGGTGAATGCTGTCATCATATAACTGAACATTTCTATCTATTTAAGATAACATTTTTTAAAATACTTATTATTTTACACCGTTTTTCTTGAAATCGCCACAAATGTGCCACCCTATGGGTAGCAAATATCGGCGTTTTAAATGAAAAATGGTGTAATAGGGTCAAGTGTAAAGGGGGATATTTCTCCCTTGAAGTTACGCATACAAACTACCGAGCGTTCGTGCACTTGGATCCGTCGCTCCCGCAATCCATCGTGGTAACCACATACGTGGTATTACGGTTGCCCACGCCGCAGGATAATTCGCTTCAAATTCACTACGATAGAAAAACGCTTCTTCCGTAAGCGGGGGATTATGTGCGTCTTTGTATAATTCCGAATCAAAACGAACATCGCGTGTTTTAGCAAATTCCGCACATCGTTTATACCACGAGTCCTCTCTACTACTTACACCGTCACTGAACGCCTCTTTTTTACGAAAGAGCACCTCGTCTGGGATAAGTCTGTCAAGTTCAAATGCTTCGCGTAAAATTAGTTTTTCTTGCTGTTTTCCTGGAATAGGGCGCCGAAATCGTGTAGGAATAGCGAGCCAGGTTGCTACGACATTTTTATCAAGAAACGGCGTACGGGCTTCTAAACCGTGGGACGCCATAGACCGATCGGACCGTAAAACATCATACATATGGATTTCCGAAAGAAGCCGTTCAATCTCCGTTTCAAAGGCTTCATCAGACGGCGCCGCATTGAAATATAAATATCCACCGCCAATTTCATCTGCGCCATCGCCGTTAAACACGACCTTAATATCGGTATTTTCACGAATGTATTTACCGATTAGCCAATTACCAACTGATGCGCGTACAGATGTAATATCATAGGATTCAATATCGTGAATCACATGGGAAATGGCTTTCAGAAAATCTTCAGGTGTTACAATGACCGGATGATGAATAGAACCGATGTGGTCAGCGACGTTTCGCGCATAATCCAAATCAGTAGAACCAGGCATACCGATACTGAATGTATGGAGTTTCTTACCGTAACGATTCAATTCGCGCGCTGCGATAGCCGCAATCAAACTACTATCGACACCGCCACTGAGAAGAGCACCAATCGGTCTATCGCTAAGTAGGCGTTTCCTGACTGCGGAAAGTAGCGAAGCGCGTAGTACATGTTTCGCACATTCGTATTCCTTACACGCATCCAATTTGACGTGTTGGTAACTATGATATGTTTGCGATTCAAGAAGTTCACCCGTTTCTACGGAATATGTGGACCACGTTCCGGGTGGAAACGGTTTGACATCTGTACATGCGTTTGGTAGACCTTTGAGTTCTGAAGAAAAAACGGTAGATGCGCCAAGACGACCTTGAAAGAGTGGACGTACGCCATAGGGGTCACGGGCTACAATTATCTGTTTGCTTGGCGCATCGACGATTACAAAAGCAAACACACCGTCAAGAGTTCTGCATAATTCGCTGATTGTCATATTTCCGAGAAGCGGTAATAGAACAGCGCAATCGCTCGTACCCTCGGCGAGCGGAATATTCCAACGTGTCGCGAGTTCTTTGAAATTGTAGATTTCACCATTACAGATAACCCAGGAATCGCCGTTAGAAAAAGGCTGATTGCCGGCGGGCGTTAAACCATTAATTGCGAGGCGTGTGAAACCGAGCGTAATATTCGTGCCGGAAATATCTTGCAGTGCTTTTAATTCGGGTCCGCGATTGAGAAGCCGCTCAACTAGACAAATTCGTTCCTCAACAGAGAGGAGTTCATTACCAAAAATTGCCCATATTCCACACATTTATTCTACAATAGATAAATCGTTTGAATATTTAGATTTAACCTAAAGGGCGAAAAAGCCTTTTTCAATTTACCAAAAAATTATTAGTTTTACATTTTTTATTTTTATTATTATTTTATTTTATTTTATTGTTTTATTGTTTTATGCTGTCGCGGGCACTGCGACTGCTGTGACTGCTGCGACTGCTGTGACTGTTGCGACTGCTGCTGCCGCTACCGAAGCGTAGGTAATGGGCGCAGGCGCAGGCGCAGGCGCAGTCGCAGTCGCAGGCGCAGTCGCAGGCAGCACCTCTAGCGGCTCCGCCGCATCCTCCATCGGCGCGACGATGGCGGAAGGCGCATCGCCCTCATCGCTGACCGACGTACCGATGCACGCAGTCGGCTCAATCGGAATCATCGGAGCACCGAGCTGCTTGCTCGCCTGGCGCAGCTCCCAGTTTATGATGAAGAGCATCTGCGCCGTATCGCGCGTGTTCATGTAGGTGAGCGCCGCCTTCCAATCGACGGTCTTACCCGTCGGCTTGA